TCCGTCCTTCCGTCGCCCACACCCGGAGTATAACGCTTTCCTTTAGAGCCCTTTGTGATGTAGGATCCATCCTCTTCGAGATCTCGTTTTGCAGGCGGCTCAGCCAGAAGAACACCGTCGTCCTCTTCGCCTCCAGTCTCATCGCCACCAAGATCTTCGCCACCAAGGTCTTCTCCGCCTTCGTCATCTCCGCCCAAGTCATCTCCACCTAGGTCTCCTAGGTCATCTCCTCCTAGGTCTCCTCCCAAGTCGGGACCTGCGTTTAGGTTAGCTTCAGCTTCTCCAGCCGCTTCTGCTGCCGCGCTTAATTGAGCGTCGTACTTGCGGTCATAGAACATCTCTCTTTGATTTCTTAAAAACTCTTCTTCTGAAAGGCTGAAGAGGTGTTCGGCAACCCATCGACGGCTAAAGAACCCTTCAGTGGCAGATGCAGCAATATCAAACTTTGTCTTCCAGTGTTCTAATTCTTGCAACTCGGCAAGCTTAGATGGGTTATTGAGGGACAAGGTAAAGTTTAAAAGATCATCACCACGGAAACCAAGCGTATACAAATGTATAATTCCTACCTTTTCAAGCTCTGTTATAACCGCTCGCTGAAGGCGCTGTATGGTTCTTGCAAACCTAATATCTTTTTGTGCCAGAGTGGTTTTATCTTCCGAGCCTTCTTCTCCTTGTGTTAGGTAAGCGGCAGGTATTTTGAGTGCAGAGAATAACTTGTCTCTTAAATATTTTACATCCTCAATATCTTTTGTGTTTTGACCACCAGCAAGGTTCTCGACCTTGGACGAAGTTTCGCCACGAACAGGGATAAAGTAATCTTCCTCTACACTCATGGGGTTATAACGCAAATCCACTCGACCCGTATTGTTATCAACAATTTGATTTCGTTTCATTTGTGTCATAACTTTTTGCATATACTGCTCGACATCTTGTGGAGGAATATTGCCTACATCGATATAGAATACTCGGCGCTCTGGAGAGCGAACTATACGATACGCCATCATCGCGTCTTCCATCAGTATCAATTGACGCCAGATTCTTCGCGCTGCTTCTAAAATAGAAGTTCCATAGGGTGTATATTTGTCGTTACCCAAAATTCTAAAGTGTGCCATTTGCCAATTTTCAAAAGTCAAGCCAGCAGAATTCCACTGATACTGAACGTAATTGGGGTTGGTCTTATCTTCTCCCTCCATTCTTTCGACTTCTCCCGAGGGTAAGCCAATAACAGTCTTAATTCCTAGGTTGTCCTCGATGTCAAGATATAAAAAGAAATCTCCATACTTGCACATTGTACGGCACCAGCCAAATAAATTATATTCAACATTTATGATATTCTGGTATAACGTGGTCAGGACTGCCTTGATTTCTTCATTGGGGCACTTAATTGAAAGCATACTTTGCAAAGAAGAGTGTGTGGTCATCTCATCGGCGTATATATCAAGAGCAGATGCTATCTCAGGGGTGTATTCCATTTGGTCGAAGTCAGTATATCTTTCTGCACGACGCTGGTTTTGCATGGCTTGCGAACTTATTTGTGCGAACGGGTTGTATCCGCTGCGCTTAAATTGCTGACCGCTTGCGCTTTTAAACCTCTGAGAGTAATGATCTAGCTGGCTGCGCTTATAGTTCCTCGTCATTTGAGAACGATAATTGGTTATCGGTCCAGAAAAAAGCCTAGTTAAACGACGGAATAGCGTCGATTCAGAATTTCTGGGATTTTTGTTTTGATCTGCCATTTATATCTATCCTTTTAAGAGCCATGAATATTGCTGGTATTGTTCCATTTGTTGATTCATTTTCTGAACATAGTCTTTATCATATCCTTGTTGACCGGGTATTTGTGTATTTATCCTTGCGGTTGAATACACCATTGCGTCCAAACATGCTTGCTTATATTGAACGTCTCGATGGTTAGCCGTTAGAGCAGTATCTCTGACCCAACACGCAATAGCTAAAGACATCACCAAGTCATCATGATAGCTTCGCATAGCCTGTGGCTTCCCGTTGTTCCAAATAAAAGTTTTAAATTCATTATACAATCTTCCAGAATATAGGTTAATTAGTTTGTTTCTAATGAATTCTTCCAACTTGGCTACAATTAATGGTCTGGTTTTGGATGATGTAGTGAAGCCAGCGACTGTATTATTCATACTAGAAGCCATTGTTGCTTCAACAAATTCGTGAGTGCCTTTTACTGAATGATAAACATTCGGATATTCAAGGTCGATGAGTTTTTCCAAAACAGAAATGCCAATGCCTACATTCTCGACAACTAGCAACGCGTCTCCGTATTCTCTGCCGACTTGATTAAGTATGTTTGCATACATGTCTAAGTTTAGTTTTCCTTGATATTCTGCTACTTGTTCCATCGTTTCCAATTTTATAACATGGAAAACAGAGTAATCGGCACCGTCGCCTCGGGCAACATCAGCCGAAACTAAGTAGGTGCTATCAGGCTGGTACTCTTCCCAGATCCAGTAATTGCGGTCAAATCCTGTTCGATATTTCGGCTCGCTTATCGCCGCGCCTATTCTTTGTAAGTCGTCGGGATGGAGAACAGTCTCTCCAGACGTATTAAAGTTACATTCTAATTCTTGCGCGATCTGTCGTCGAGACATATTTTTTGTCTCTTTATCAAACCATTCTTGATCTCTTTCCGGGTGTATATCCCATGGCAAGTTAATTGGCTTAAAATCATTGCCATCTTGTTCTGATTCAACATATGTTTTATGAAACCAATTGCCAACACCGTTTGGTGTTGATAGTGCGATGCAACGACCACCAGTTGAAAGGGTGGGATATAGACCTGTCCATAATTCGTCAAGACCTTCGACATGAGCAGCCTCATCAATCACCAAAAGGGACAAGGCTTCTGAACGACCTGCATCGCCAGACGTTGATGTAGCTTTAATTTGAGACCCGTTAGACAATTCAAAACTTGTTCGGTTATCGACTGATATGTCAGAAATTCTGATCCAAGGTGGTAGATTTCTCATAATAGCCTTTACCTTCTTTACAAGGTTGGCAGCAGTGCTAAACTTAGTCGCCATAACAAGGATGTTCTTATCCCTGTGAAATAGCATGAGCCACACAACATAAGCTGCAACAATCGTGGAAATGCCCAACTGTCTAGCTTTAAGAATAATGGTAAACCGATGATCGTTAAAATCTAATAGTAGATCATCTTGATAATCATAAGTTTTAAAAGGTATTAGCCCCTTCAAAGGATGAGAAATGCGACAATAGCTATTAATGAAATAAGCCGGATCCTTTCCTGACCTGACTATCTCTTTTACAATTTCTTTCTTTGATAGCTCATACGCCATTATACACTTTTTCGTGAATCATTCTCAGGTCTTTTGCCATCCCAGCCGCCTTGGTCCAAAAACTTTTTAAAACCATCTTGAAGCTTGTCGGAACTAGGCTCTGCATTCTTGTCAACGCCTTTGACATTGCCAATAGTATAAGCCCTGTGAGCTTGAACAAAAGTTCTTACCCGGCTTGTGTTTTGAACGATTGCAGTCAACTCCCCATCAGCCTTTAGAGTACAACTTTCGCCAGTTATCTTTTTACTTTCTTTTCTGAGGTAAGTTGCAATGTCTTCTATTCTTTGTTTGATTTCGCTTTCAAAATCTCCCTTATAAACTTCTTTAAGTTTGATATCGGCTTGGTAATGAATGATCATTTGCGCCCCGTTAAACCTAACTTTAAAACCATCAAGGGTACGAGAATCATAAACTGGGTGTCCTTCTTCTCTCTTAAGACCGATCTCGATAGGATTTCCATCTGTGTCATAGGCTCCATCATAAGCGTTTGCTGCTGCTTGTGCTAAACCTTGAAAAATTATTAGTGATTCTGCTGACATTATTTATCCTCCTTAGTAGGACGCCATCCGCTTTCCCAACGTTCTTCTCTTCCTTCGACCCATTGAAAATAACAATCTTTGCAACAATCAAATTTGGTCATGTATACATTATCCTGTATCGAAAAAGAAAAAGAATCACATACGGGGCACGTTCTTCTATGTTCTTTAGTAAGTAGTTTTTTAGAAACGAAAACACCATTGACTTCTATCTTCTCAGATTTTTCTCTCATTCTATCCTGTTTTTCCGTCATCTTTTGCAATTGTTGCTTATATTCTTCTTCTTTTTCGTCATTCCAACCATTGCGAGGGTTTTGTATGGCTTCCTGTCCATACTTTTTTGCTATTGCTTTTTCCACCCTAACTATGAAATTTGGATCTTTATATTTTTTCATTGGTCTACAACTTGGTTTATGGCATAAGCAGAACCTAAGCCGATTACAATTCCTGCGGCTAAACTACCAGCGATAATAGCCGGAATATTCTTTTTTCTGTCCTTGACAATGATCTGCCGTAGATCCTCTAGTTCAGTGTTTTTCGCAGCCAACTCTTCGCTAAATCGTATTTGACTCTCATCCAAAGAGATTTGCAAATTTGCAATGTCAAGTTGACATGTTCCTCTCCATTTAGAGTGCTCGAACTCTAAACGTTTTTCAAATTCTATTTGAGTAAACTGCTTCCAAGTTAGAATCTCTGCCGTAGCGATATCATTAAAGCATGTTGCCTCAAAAGGGACAGTACCACCTAACGGAACCAAAGTAAACTGGGCTGTGTCTGCTGCTATAGCTGGCACACTCAGGCTCATAAGTAACAAAGCCCTACTCAACATGTTCAAACCCAAAAGCTGTTTCTATTTCTTTAACCAGAGCATCGGGGTTGCTATGGCGAATTTCTGTTAGCTCGACCACTCTATCCGCTTTTTGTTCTTCGACGTTCTCTCGAAAATTTAAATACTCTTTTTCAATCTTTTCCATCTTCGCTTGGTACTCTTGAAGGGCTTCTTCTTTCCTCTCAAGTTCCCTTTGGTGACTCCGATTTAAAGCTTCTAGCTGAGTTTCGTAACTCTTTACGGTACTGTCATAAGCCTTAACTAATGATTTATGATCTTGCGACCACGCGACGGAGATGCCGACCGCCATTGAGACGATCAGCACCTCACGCCAATGCTTGGACAAAAACTGCACAAGCATTATGCGCTTTTCAACTTAACTACTGCATCAATGATGGCTTGACCACCCAAATACAGTGCTGAGATGGTTACCCAATCTCCGCTGGTGAGAAACCCGCTT